CTGGATTAACAACAGAATGTCGCTTCAATTGTGTAACGATCTTCTGCATGTATTGCTCGACATCTTGTGGTGGAATAGCGCCAACATCAATTTTAAATACTCTTCTCTCGGAAGAACGAACAATACGATAAGCCATCATCGCATCTTCCATAAGTGTTAGTTGTCGCCAGATACGACGAGCAGGCTCTAATACAGAAGAGCCGTAAGGCATATACTTGTCGTTGCCAAGAATACGAAAGTGGGCGACCTGCCAGTTCTCAAAGGTCATACCAGCAGAGTTCCACTGATATTGGATATAGTTAGGGTTGGTTGCGTCTTGGCCTTCAAGTCTTTCTATTTCTTGTGGTGGCAAAGCGATTACCGATTTGACTCCAAATTTATCATCAATATCAAGGTAAAGAAAGAAATCGCCATACTTGCACATAGTACGGCTCCAGCCAAATAGATTGTATTGTACATTTAAAACCTGATCAAAAAGAATTGTTAATACTGCCTTAATCTCTTCGTTAGGGCAGCGAATGTTAAGCATTGGACGCAAGTCAGAATAAGTGGTCATCTCGTCAGCATAGATGTCTAATGATGATGCAATCTCCGGCATGTATTCCATCTGGTCAAAGTCAATATAACGCTCGACTCTACGTTGGTTTGAGATGGCGTTTGTCGCAATGTTGTCTAATGGATTGTAGATGGACTTTTTAAACTGCTGACCAGAGGCTGTCTTAAATTTAGAACTATACTTGTCTAAATGTTGTCTTCTAATCCTGCGTCCAGATTGTGAACGATAATTAATAATAGGACCAGAGAACATTCTGGTTAGTGCTTTAAATAATTCTGATTGTGGGTTGGAAGGATTTCTTCCGTTGTTTTTAGGCATTTATATTCTCACTTTATAATCCAACTATATTGCGAATATAGTTTTTCGGCTTCTGTCATTTTATCAAAAAGTTCGTTTCTTTTATAGCCTTGTTGTCCTTTTATTTGTGTATTAAAAGTTGTCTTGCTAGTAATGATTGCATCTACAAATGCTTTTTGATAATTTAGATCTCTGGCGTTTGCTTGTATCGCAGTATCTCGGATCCAACAGGCAATAGCCAGAGCCATAACCAAATCATCATTATATCCTCTCATTGCCTGTGGCTTGCCGTTGTTCCAAATGAAAGTTCTCATTTCGTTTACGGTACGAGTCGAATATATTTTAATTAGTTTATTTCTTATAAACTCCTCTAATTTGGCTATTATTAGAGGACGAGTCTTCATGCTGGTTGAGAAACCGGGCACAGAGTTCGTTAATGTTTCTGCAATATGTTGTTCTACATATTCGTGTGTTGACTTTATAGAGTGATAAAGATTTGGATATTGTGCTTCGATAAGTTTATCCAATACAGCAAAACCAATATTATTATTTTCTACAACCAACATTGCGTTTCCAAACTCTCGGCCAATCTGGTTAATCATAGTGGCGAATAAGTCTGGGTTTGGTTTTCCGTGATATTCTCCAATAACGGACAAAGTTTCCAACTGAATGATGTGGAATGTTGAATAGTCTTCTCCGTCGCCTCTTGCGACATCGGCAACCATTAGATAGTTACAAGAAGGGTCGTACTCTTCCCATATCCAGAAGTTACGGTCAAAGCCAGTTCTGTACTTTGGTTCTGTGGTTTGTGATAGTAGCCACTCAATATCTTCACCATCAATAACAGTTTCACCAGAAGTATTGAAATTACACTCCAACTCCTGTGCGATCTGTCGTCTAGACATGTTCTTGGTTTCTTTTGCAAACCATTCTTTGTCTCTATCAGGGTGAACGTCCCATGAGAGGTTTGTGAGGTGAAAATTATTTGCCCCTGCCTCCGCATCGGTACAAGTTTTATGAAACCAGTTTCCTACCCCGTTGGGCGTAGAAAGGGCAATACAGCGACCACCTGTAGATAGTGTAGGATACAAACCAGTCCATAGTTCCTCAAGGCCCTCAATGTGTGCTGCCTCGTCAAGAACCAAAAGAGAAAGAGCCTCTGAACGACCAGCATCGCCGGAAGTTGAAGAGGCTTTGATCTGCGAACCATTTGATAATACAAATGAAGTTCTGTTGTCGATATCGATATTGGCTATACGCAACCAGTCTGGAAGATTCTTCATAATCTTCTTGACTTTATTTACCAAGTTTCCTGCTGTGGAAAATTTAGTAGCCATAACCAAGACATTCTTGTCTCGGTGAAAAAGCAACATCCAAACAACATACCCGGCAGTAATGGTAGAAATACCTAACTGACGGGCTTTTAGAATAACATTGAAACGATAGTCGTTGAAGTCTTTGAGAAGATCATCCTGAAAATCGTAAGTCTTGAATGGAACTAAACCGTGTAACGGGTGAGAAATACGGGCATACGTCTTAAGGAAGTATGACGGATCTTTGCCACACTTCAATATCTCTTGGACACGCTGTTTTCTGTTTAGTTGAAAAGTCATTCATTTATTTAATATTATATCTTTTATATTTATGCGAACATGGCTACGGCCTTCACATTAACCCCAGCCTTTTTTAATGCCCTGAAAAGAGGAACATAATAATCTGTCATATCCGGATTTGATTCACCCATTTTCTCAATCAAACCTTGAAGTTGTTCCATAGCATCCAAGACTGCTTGTTCTTCCGGGCTAAATTCTGGCTCGATATATTCTTTAACAAGCTGTTCTTTAATAATTTCCTTCAATTTATTTTTTGAGATTTTCATTTTAGTTTTCCTTTTTACGAGTATCATTTTGTGGGCGCTTGCCGCCAGAACCATTCCAACCACCTTGCTCCAAGAAAGAACGCCAGTTGTTATCGAGTCTATCGGTAGATTCGACATTAATCGCCATGGCTTCATCAAGACCGCCAACTCTATAACTCATCTTGGCTGTGTACCAAGAACGAACTCTGGTGGAGTTCTCAACAAAAATATCAATCTCGCCTTCTTTGGTAAGAGCGACAGACTCGCCAGTGATTTTGCTGTATTCTTTTTTAAGGAATTTTATGATCTCGTTTAACTGACGCTCTACGTCTTCTTCAAAACCATTAGCATATACTTCTTTGAGTTGTACTTCTGAATGGTATGATAGATGCATCATATTACCGGAAAAGCGAACCTTGAAGCCATCAATAACGCGCTTGTCGAGAATAGGATCTCCTTCTTCCCGCTGTAGACCAGCCAAGAGTGGTTCATCATTTTCGTCTAGTGCTCCATCATAAGCGTTTGCTGCGGCTTGTGAAAGCCCTTGTACAATTTCATAAACAGTTGCCATTTTTTTATTCCTTATTGATTTCTGGTCGCCAACCAGACAACCATCTTTCTTCGCGACCTTCGACGTATTGTACATAACAGCGACCGCAACAGTCAAACTTTAACATACAAACATCATCCATGGTTCGCTTCGGCATAGAACTACAAACAGGACATATACCAAGTGAATCTCTAGTAAATAGTTTTTTTGATACTTTAACGCCATTCATGTCTATTTTTTCACCAGAATCCTCGTGATTACGAACTTTCGCATACATATCTTTCATTTCTGACAGATATTGCTTTTCTTTTTCGTCATCCCAATTGGCGTTTGGATTCTGTATTGCTTCTTTGCCATATTTCTTTGCTACCGCTTGTTCGATAGCCGCTAATGTGTTTGGATCTTTTTTATTCATTGAACAGCCTGTAAGCACCATAAGTTGTACCAGCACCGATCACAGCACCAGCAGCAGCCCACAACCATTTGCTTTGACCAGAGTTTGACTTTATAATTGTTTGTAGTTCGTCAATCTTTGTTTGTTGTGTAATGATTGTTTGCTGATGTCTGGCTATTGCTGCATCGTGGCTAGCAGTTAGGTTATCTAAATGTAATTTATACTCCGTTCCTTGAATGTCAAGTTGATATTCGGTTTCTAAAATACATTGTGCTTCAAACTCTTCTGCTGTAACCAACAACTCTGCGGTGGCACCGGGGTTAAATAAAGTTCCCTCAAAGGGAGCAGGTTCTCCTTCTGAGAGAAAAGTAAAAGTATCATCAGCGATTGCTGTTGATATCAGTAAAAAACTAAGGAACATAAGTAAATCCGTATCTTATCATTATTGCTTCAGCCAAAGCATCTTTATCTTGCGAGAAGTCTTCTACATATTGTTCTTTTTGTTCTGATCTCAATATAGAAATTTCTTCCAATGCTCTTTCGTATTCTTCTGTTAGAACTCTCATGCTTTCTTTATATTCTTTTAAAGCCTTTTCTCTTTGTTCTATTTCATCTGCATGAATACTTTTTAGCATTTCTATTTCTTCTTGTAATGCGGCTTCTGCCGCTGAATGCGCAAGACGCACTAAGTTGGCCTCATGTTTAGATTTTAACACAAAGCCAACTAAAAGTGCAACTAAAAATATTTCTTTCCAATATTTTTTTATGATAGCAAGATACTGCATTAGATTGACGAATTGCCGTATTTAACCACGGTAAGTAATTCATCGAAGCTGATTGACTCTGTTCCACTGATGCCAGATTTGGGTAGAGGCAGAGTATCCGGTAAAGCATAAACTACAAAGGCTTTTCCGTTCTGCTCATAAGTACCCATCCGACTAAATTTGCGATCTTTCACACTTGGACGCTTCCCTAAGAGTCGCTGTGCTTCTTCGTTGATTTCTTTAAGTTTGGTTAATATTTCCTGTTGTTGCTCTCTCCAGTTACCTCCGATTGGAGTGTTGCGAGTAAGCCAGCCTTTTTTATTAAGTTTACTTAAATCAAATAAAAGATCTCTTCCTTGTCGAAGTAGGATCTGTGCTTCCTCTCTACGAGCCGCTTTTGTCTTTGCTTTTCTTTTTTCATCGTCTTTCATCTTCTTGATATATGCTGGATCCTCGTTTCTGTATTTGTGCAACCTGTTCTGCCGCATAATTTCTTCATACTCTTCTCTTGCCATTCGACTTGCTGCTTCCGGGGAGATATATGTACTACCTCCCACACCAAAGCCACCGTAGTAAGCCTCATCTAGTCGTTGCAACTCTTTTAAAACTTCTTCTTTGATAATCTGTCTCAATTCTTTTTTTGTAATAGCCATTGTTTTATTCCCTTATAATTTTAGTTAGGTCCAAGACCCTTTAGTTTTACAATGCCATCAATAACAGACTGACCACCAAGATATAGACCGGAGATAACTACCCAGTCAGCAGAATCCAATAGACCATAAGCCATTAGAGTTGTAGCTGAGATCCATACCAAAAACTTTCTGGAAATAATCTTTTCTGTAAATCTATCCAATTTGCCTGCTGCGGCTTCTTTCATTTCATCCATCATTTTTACCTCTCTTTTTCAAGTTTATAATGGCAGACACTATCGCTTCCAACGCTACACCACTAGCAATAGCAGCCGCTGCCGCAGGCAGAATTTGCATCATGGCGTCCAATCCAATTCTCATGGATTCAGGATCTAAGCCTTCTTCGATTGGCTGCTCTTCAACGATATGATCGTTAGCAACTTCTTCTTTGATGATACGCATCAATTCTTCTTGTGTAAGTTTCATTTCTTGATCTTCCTTTGTTAATTTTTCATCTACATTTGCGTAGAGTGCTCTAAGATATTTTTTAACCGATCCATCGGTACAACCAACTTTTTCACCTCTGGATCCATCGCGTTTCTTTTTATGAACACATTTTCCACTTGTTGTATAGGGCATATTATTTTCCTTCTGGTGGCCTCGTATATTCTCTCTCAAAAATATCTCCTGCTATTGCATGCACATAAGATTCCAACTTTTCTCTATTTGACAATTGTGCAAACGTACCTTTTGCAGCACTTAAAAAGGGGATCTCGATGTTTGCTACGTTTTCGTGATGCATCAATAGTTTGGCCAATTGACTACGAGCAATGGTTGCTTCTGAGTCTTTCATAATATAACTATGATCGCTTGCTGGTTCGGGACCAATAGCTATTTTATTGCAGTCATCATCAGGATCTTTAGTGCTTTTATCATAATCGAAAGTTTTGTTACCCGCATCCGTTTGCCTTTTGTAAGCCAAGCCTTTTTCTTGATCAGCATCTTTTTCTAGTCTCTTCCAAAATTTTGCTGCGTCTTCTTTGGTTCCTAACGAATGGTCAGAAGTCAAACCATATCCGGATCTTTGCAGCCGCCCCATGGCAAAACGATATAAGTCTAAACCTATTTTTTGTTTTTTATATTCTCTTTTAACTGAAATGTTACTAACTTCGTATGTTTGTGGAATACAAGGCATTTGTGTTTTTTGAACATTTATAGACCCAATAACTTCTACTGGATTGTATGTATCAGAATAATCGTATTTGTAAAGATAAATACTAAATCCACCCTTCTTATCTTTAACGAAAGCAGCAAATTGTGATGGGTCCAAGTTCGTACTTGATTCAGCAAGAAGTCTATTTGTGACTTCTTCAAGAATTATTTGTTTTAGTCTTTGTTTAGTTATCTTCACTTTCTTCTTGCTCCGGTTCTTCGGGCCTGCACCCTTCTGGCAAATGAGAGACTAGGGTTTCTTTGTATACTTCAATGTCTGGCTGTTCCCACTCTACTTCACGGCAATACTTTTCGTGATCGAGCATATCTTCCAAGTAAAGTTGAATAGCCATAGCATCGCACTCCATTTCGGAAGTGTCTTCTAAATCAATCAACATCAAAGAAATTAAAAAGAAACTCATTGCACGATTAACTCCTCAATGCGATTTAGGATTTCTCTAACGTGCTGTATATCTCTTTCAACAGCAACCAAGGTTAGCGCAACGTCGTCAACCTTTTTTAGCTCTTCTTCTATTGTTGCTACTTCGGTTTGCAGATAACTTACATCGTTTTGCAGTTCTGCTAGTTGGACGTTTGTGTTCCAAACCCATCCAGCCAAAGGCATAATCAAAGTGCCCAGTAAGACAGTAAATATTTTCCAAAGTAAATCGGTGTTTACGTTTAAACTCATAGTTTCGCTAACCTCATAAATTTTTCTCTCAATCCAACAGTCAAGCCTTCTTCAACATCAACCAAACAGCATTCGATTTGATGACCAACGGACTTTGGATATGAAAGGCTGTTGTATTTAAATATCTCTTCGCACTCCTTTACGTCATCATCCCAGTGTTTTTTTATTCTGTGTAACAATAACTTTTCAAGCTTTTTGCGACCATTTGTGTAGATAATCGCCTCTACTGGGAGTTTTAAGTTTCTTACGGTTTCTTGTGGCAAAGGACTGGTATCCCAATCAAATTTAAAATCGATTGGGTCGTATTGGATTCGTGAGGTAATAATATAAATGGTGTGACCCTCATCAGCTAACTCTCTCAATATTGAGATGTTTTCATAATGAGGGCCGTCATATACCACATCTATTAGATTACCTTCTGAATCTCGGATACCCTTATACTTGATAAGAGTATTGTCGTAGTCAAAAGAGTAGTTCATATGTCTAACTT